GCACCTATTATGCAAACGACCAAAAGGTTAAGATGGGTGATAAGATTACCAAAGAGCAGGCAGATGCGCTCTTGCGTAAAACAGTGCGCGACTTCGAGCAGAATGTTAGCGCACTGCTTAACGGGGCAACAGTCAACCAAAATCAGTTTGATGCGTTGGTGTCTTTTGCTTTTAATCTTGGAACTGGTGCGCTTGCTAAGTCAACATTATTAACTAAAGTCAAAGCGAATCCTGCCGACCCTGCAATCTCAAGAGAGTTTGGAAAGTGGGTGAACGCAGGCGGCAAAAAGGTCAACGGCTTGGTCAAGCGCAGAAGATTAGAGGCAGAACTTTATTTCTCCAAGAGCGTATAAACTCTATGCGAAGAAAAATCAGCAAGTCAAGGCAGATGGTAGATATTGTTGTTAAGCACTGGAGGTCCACAATAGGCTCACTGGTAATTCTATCGAGCGTCTTTGCGCTGATTTTTAAAGCTATTTCAACTGAGACACTTGCCGCAATTGTGGCAGCTATGATTGCCGCAGGATACATCCCTAAAGCCAACCAAGATGATAACTGAAAGAACTGATACTATCGTTACTCTTAGCGACAACTGCATCTTAGGCAAAGGCTGCAAGATGCACACGCATTATGAAGTTTGGCATTATGGCGAGGCAGTGCAAAAGTTCACTATCTTTGGCAAGCAGTACGCAGTTGACCAATGGGGGCAAACCTATGAACTTGCGCACGATTATTATAATATGCCTCACCAAGAAACGCCTATGATTCACGATATTTACGCAAGCGATACAATCACTCCGAGCAGCTCACCTTTCTTGGTGCATCCTAAGCCATATCAGCGCATAGAGATAAAGCCAAAGACAGTAATTGAGCATAAGGATACAATGGATGCGCCAGTGATGGGATTGCTGTTTTCATTTACTATATTACTTACCGCTTATTGGTTATACAATTCGCTTGCTTCTTGGGGGAAACTTTACACTGAACTTCGCCAATGTCTCTACTATACATCTTAGAGAATAGTTTGGATTTGTTCTATGTTGTAACCGATATGGATGGCAACATAATAAGCAACAACAGCTTATTTAAAAGCTATATCAGCCACATCCAACCTAAGAAGATAATAGACATTGTTGACATTGAAACAGACCGCGAAGATTTTATTGAGGCGATAAAAAAAGCCAAGAAGCAATCTCCTGATCCTGCAAGAGTATACGCAAGAACAAAGCATAAGAACTTAGTACATCGTTATAATGTATGGAACTGCTTTGCTATTGGAGACCGCATCACTTTTTTAGGAGTTCAGCTTGTCGATGTTACCTCGATAACTGCGCACGAATATGAAAGGCAGAGAGCATTGCTTGAGGAGTTTCGCTTTATTTTATCGCACGAGTTAAGGCAGCCTTTCGTTAATATCAAACCACTTACTCAGATGCTACGAGATACAAATGTCGATGATGAGAAGATTGCGCTGCTTGAAATGGTGGATGCCTGCGTTGATAAGCTCGATGAGGCAATGCGGCAGTTAATTAAGAAAGCAGCTCGCGAGATATGAGTATTGAGGAGAAGCTATCGCTGCACGTTGTTGAGAACTTTATGCCAGTTTGCGTAGCACTCAATATCTTGGAAGCGGAAGTAAAAGACAAGCGGCTACTGGTCAAGAGCAAAAAGAAACTTTTTAAACTTATAAAAGATGGATTTCAACAAGCTATTAATAACAATCTGCCTCATACTGCTGCTGCTCTTAATTAGAACTTGCGTTAATCAGCCTGCGCCCTGCGAGCTTACATCAACTCGATTCGATGATAGTACAACTATTGCAACTCAGCAGCAGATAATAGCACAGAGCGGCTCTAAAGAGGCAATGCAAGCAAGGCAGATTGCAGCACTTGAACTTAAGTTAGAGAATCCAGTTGAGGTTGTAAAGTTTAAAACACGCACAGTAATTAAGACCGAGTTCAAGGTTGCTGATACAGTTATCATTGACCGAGTGCCGCATATTAGATTGCCTTTAAAGTTTTACAAGGCTGAGAAGTTTTGGGTTATTGGTGGGCAGCTAACTACTAAAGGTAACTTGCAGATTGACTCGTTAATTATGAATGCCGATTTCACCTATGCAGTTGGTGATACAATCCGCAAAGGATTGTTTAAGCGTAGAGATAAAGTTATTCGTATGCGCATCGACAATCCTAATATGCAGATAACTGGAATGAATAATATCTACATCAAGCAGGACAAAAAGTGGTATCAAACAACCGCATTTAAGGTAGGTGTTGGAGCTTTAATTGGCTTCGGAGCTGCTAAGGCGGCGCAATAAGCAAAAAATAAATAGACTGATATTCAGCGACTTGCATTGCGAGATAAAATTATTTTGCATTTATTTTGATAAGCTATTGCATAATTAAAATATAGCTGTATATTTGCCCTATAATTATTCACTCATTTAATCACTCACTCATTATGACAACATTCAATGAAAAGCTAACAATCGAAGAAGCCACCGAGCTTGTAAAATTTAAAGGAACAGTTAACTATCCTAAAACATCACACAATATTAAGATGATGACTTTGGTAGTTCTTAATCAATTAAGAAATTTACAAAATAAATAATTAATCAGGGCGGCTAACTACCGCCCACTATACTCAAACCCTATGAAAACATATTTTAAATCACACGATGGCACTCAATTTTGGCAGTACGACCATTTACAAAACTTGCTACTTTGCATAGTAGATGATGGCTGCAAGCAGGGCATCTTTCAAAGATGCGACTTAGATGCTATCACTGTTGCAAGGCAGTTCAGCAAAGAAAAGATTGAAGATGTGCCTTACTGCAATCGCTTATACTTCGAGTCAAGCAAAGCGGAATTTCACCATAAATATCGCAAGGTATTCGAGGAGGCAATGATAGCCTTCGATTCAATTGTAATTAATCAATCACTAAATAAATAATCACTATGGCTTTAACAGCACCAGTAGGGAATAACACCTCCCGCCAGATTGCGCCAGAAGGCGCATTTCCTGCAAGATGTTACCAAATTGTCGACTTAGGAACTACCATGCAACAAGGGCAGTATCCCGGTAAGAAACGCAAAGTTCAATTAATATTCGAGCTGCCGACTGAGACCTGCGAATTTGAAAAAGGCGAAGGCTTAAAGCCTTTCTACGCAAGAGCAATCTACAACTTGTCAATGAATAGTAAGTCGGTCCTAAGACGCGACATCGAATCTTGGGCAGGCAAGAAGATGCCTGATGAAACGGCTGCAAAGTTTGACATCTTCTCGCTAATGGGTAAGGCTTGCCTTTTAAACATCACTCACGTTCAAAAAGGCGATGCAACATACGCCAACATCATTGGAATATCGCCGCTGCCTAAGGGCTTAGTTTGCCCTCCTGCGTTTAATGAGCCTCTAATGTATAACACGCAAGAGCACGATGAGGTTACCTTCTTAAAATTGCCTGACTTTATTCAAGATAAAATCAAGATTTCCGATGAGTACATCGCAAGAATCTCTCAGCCATTTAAGCCGAATGTTGCACCAGTTGAAACCGCTTGGCTTGGCGAAGATGATAATGAAGCACCATTTTAATAAACAAAAAAGGGGGCGCATCGCTGCGCTCCCTTTCATACAAAACCGTTCAAACCCTTAAACAATTATGGAGACAAATATAGAAAATCTTACTGACTTTCACAACGCGATAAATTCTGCGCAGGTGCTTAAGTCGCAGCAAATGATGAAGGCAGTGCCTTCTAAAATAGAAGATAAGTTCAGCTATGATACGAGCGCAGAAGCAATCAAAACTGTTAACGATGCAATCAAGCACATTGAAACGCACCGCAAGACAATAACCTTGCCGCTCGATGCTTTCAAAAAGCAACTAATGGACATCGAAAAAGCAGCAACGCAGCCGCTAAGAGATTTTATTGAGCAGCGCAAAACATTGATGATAGAATACTCAAACGAGCTTGAGCGCATCAAAGCAGAAGCAGATTTAAAGATTGCAGCCGAAGCGAAGGCAGCACTGGCGAACAGTGGCGCAGCAATGGTTGCCGATATTATGGCGCACTTCACAGATGCGATGACTACAACTACTTTAAGCAACGACCACACCAAGAATATCCGTATCAGCAAGAAGGCGGAGATGGTTGGTCCAGTTGATTGGCGAACGCTCCTGATGACAATAATGCAAGCAGAGATGTTTGATGTTGCAGAGTTGCTGCGCAAGCTCCCAAAAGCAATGGAGCTGACTAACACTACCAACATCAAAGGAATTAAAATTGTAGAAGTTAAAACCCAAGTAATCCGATGACCTACCTATCCAACATAGTAGATGAGTTCAATCAGTTCACTGAGTACCTCAACACGATAATGCCTACCGAAAAGCCGCAGCCGCTTAAAGAGAAAATGAAGTGCGCACTTCGCGAAGCATACGAAAGCGGTGAACAAGGCTTACCTTATCCAAAGCATTATGAGCCGCGAGGAGTACAACAACATTGATGCAATCAACGC